CGAACAACGCGGTGACCACTGCGAACACGGCCAACTCGACCGCAAACAGCGCAGCGTCTCAAGCGGCTTCTGCTGTGACAACCGCGAACGCGGCTTCTTCCACGGCGACCACGGCACTGAATACTGCCAACGCTGCAGCGGCAGATGCCACGGAAGCACTGGCGGTCGCCTACACGGCATCCGGCAACTCGGAGAACGCTCAGGCTGCTGCAGTGGCGGCTGAAGCCTCGGCTACCTCCGCAGCGGCAGACGCGGCAACCGCAGTGACCACGGCACAGCAGCTTCAGGTGACCGTCGATCAGGTGCTGACGGACATCCAGACGATTGCCAACGGGGACTTCACGGACTTCGCCAAGAACTCCCAGAACCTGTCCGGGCTGACGGACTTCGCTGTTGCACGTCAGAACCTTGGTCTGGGGAACGTGAACAACACGGCAGACCTCGACAAGCCGGTATCGACGGCCACTCAGAACGCTCTGGATGGGAAGGCGAACGTAGGACATACCCACGACGCTTCGGACATCACCAGCGGGGTTCTCGCGGCTGCTCGGCTCCCGAGCGGAACGACTTCGCAAGCGGGTATCGTTCAGCTTTCGTCTGCCACGTCTTCCACCAGTACCACGCTGGCAGCGACTGCGAGTGCTGTGAAGGCGGCATACGACCTCGCAAATGGCAAGGCCAATGCAAGCCACTCCCACGCGATCTCCGATGTGACCGGCCTTCAGGACGCACTGGATGGAAAGGCAGCGAGTTCGCACAACCACGACGCCGGGAATATCACTAGCGGGGTCTTCTCGATTGATCGGATCCCGTCCGCTGTTCGTAACCTCAACCAAGGGGCTACCAACCAAGACCCGAACCTTGCGACGGACCCGGTGATTCTCACCAACCACGCGAATAGTCCCAGTGCTTCGTACTACTGGCACATCACCACCACCTTCTACAGCACCATTTCATCGACCTCCAACCGAGGCCAGATCGCTGTCCAGTACAACGGCGGTGCGCAGGTGTATGCCCGGAGTTATTACGGAGGTACTTGGACTGCGTGGCAACGACTGGACAACGCTGGGATTCCCGCCGCATCCACCTCGACTGCCGGTGTGGTTCAACTCACGACCTCCACGTCTTCCACCAGTACCACGCTGGCGGCGACCGCGAGTGCCGTGAAGGCCGCGTATGACTTGGCTGCGAGTAAGGCGGCGTCGAGCCACACCCACAGTCAGTATCTGGACACCGACATCAACTACAACGCGGTTGGGTCGTTGTGCTTCGCGTGGAACAAAAGCACGTCACAGGTGCTCCCCGGATCGACACTGGCAGGAAGTAACCTGATTCCAGCCGGTTTGTCGGCACAGACGTACATGAACGGCTCGAACGCCTACCCGGCATACATTGCAGCTACCGGGACGGCAATGAGCGGTACTTGGCGGTGTCTTGGTTACTCGTTTCGAGGGACAGCCGGTGATACTGGCACACTACAAACGGCAACTCTATGGCAACGGATTAGCTGATCATGGAAATTCGCAACCCCTCCTACAACGCATTCGGCACCATCGACTGCGAGATCAACCATCCGAAGCTCGGGTGGATCCCCTTCACCGCCTCAGCCACGGACAGCGAGGAACTCGGTCGTCAGATCCACGCGGACATCCTCGCCGGTAAAGCCGGTGAGATCTCCACCTACGTGGCTCCCCCGCCGCAACCTACTCCGGTTCCTCCCGAAGTCTCCCGCTTCCAAGCTCGTGCTGCTCTCCTGCAGACCGGGTTCTTGGCTGACGTGCAGGCTTACATGGATGACCCGGCCACTGACCCGTTCGTGCGGATCGCGTGGCAGGACGCTCAGGTGTTCAAGAGGCAGAGTCCGACGGTGCTTAGTCTCCAGCCCCTCCTCGGACTCACCGATGGACAACTGGATGACCTCTTCCGATTCGCTGCGACCATCGAGGCGTGATAGATGAAGGAAGAACTCTCGACCTACCAAGTCCTCGGGGCAATGGGTCTGGTCGGAGTGCTGACTGCCTTGGGGCAGCTTCTCGCTTCCAACGAGAGGCTGACCCCTCGGATCATCCTCGGTCGCGCTCTGTCGTCCATCGGGCTGTCGGTGAGCGCAGGGGCACTGCTCCTGTGGTTCGCTGAACCCCACCCTCTGGCTCTCATCGGAGTCTCTGCAGGACTCGCTTCGTTGGGCACCAGCTTCCTCGAACGATTCCTCCAGAAGAAACTCGGTATCAACCCGTAAAGGAGAACCCATGGCTGCTACCTCTGAAGCCTTGGGGAACCTACACGAACTGGTCACGCGGGAACTCACTCGGCGCATCGAGTCGGGTGAGGCAACCGCTGCTGACATTGCCCAAGCGATCAAGCTCCTGAAGGACAACGGTATCTCCGCTGTGCCTACGGACAACAACCCCTTGGGCAAACTGATGGGTTCCCTGAAGGATCGACTTCCCTTCACCACTGAGCAGGACGCGCTGCTCCAATAACACCTCTCTCGCTTGAATACAGGCTCGTGGAGCCGTTTTCTCACCCTTGGGTATACGTATCCATTGGTGGATAGTGAAAACGGCTCTACGGGCTTTTTTTTTCGTTCTGGCCCTATGAGCAACTACACCGTACCCAAGGAGCTACAGGACTTCCGAAACTTCCTGTACATCGTGTGGGAGTACCTCTGGAACGCAGGGGCGATCACCGCCAAGCGTCCAGACCCCACCGCAGTTCAGTACGACATCGCGCACTTCCTGCAGCACGGTCCTCGACGGAAAGTCATCGAGGCTTTCCGGGGTGTGGGCAAGTCGTGGATCACCTCGGCCTATGTGTGCTGGCGGCTGCTGAACAACCCCAACCTCAACTTCCTCGTTGTGTCTGCCTCGAAGGATCGCTCGGACCAGTTCACGATCTTCACGAAGCGGCTCATCAACGAGATGCCGATCCTGCACCACCTGAAGCCCAAGGATGGTCAGCGGAACTCGAACATCGCCTTCGACGTGGGACCGGCAGGTATCTCCCATTCCCCCTCGGTGAAGTCGGTGGGTATCACCGGCCAACTCACCGGTAGCCGTGCTGACGAGATCATCGCGGACGACGTTGAGTCCCTGAACAACTCCCTGACCCAGTTCATGCGGGATCAGTTGTCGGAGCGGATCAAGGAGTTCGACGCGATCATCAAACCGGGCGGGAAGATCACCTTCCTCGGTACGCCTCAGACCGAGATGTCGATCTACAACCAGCTCGGGATGCGTGGCTACGAGATCCGTATCTGGCCCGCGAGAACCCCGCAGGACACCGACAAGTACGCCGGTCGTCTGGCCCCGATGATCATGGATCTGGTGGAGCAAGGAAGCCCCCCAGGTACGACCACGGACCCCCTACGATTCAGTCACGAAGACCTTCTGGAACGTGAGGCTTCCTACGGACGGTCTGGCTTCGCTCTCCAGTTCATGCTGGACACGAGCGTCTCGGACCAAGACCGCTACCCTCTGAAGCTCTCGGACCTCATCGTGATGCCTCTGGATACCCGCATGGCCCCCGTGAAGGTGGTCTGGTCGTCTGGCCCGGAGTACATCATCAACGATGTGCCGACCGTGGGCCTGTCCAACGACAGGTTCTACCGTCCGATGTGGGTGGCTCAGGACATGGCCGAATACACCGGCTCCATCATGTACATCGACCCCTCTGGTCGAGGTGCTGACGAGACTGCCTACGCGGTGACCAAGATGCTCCACGGCTGGATCTACCTCGTGGATGCTGGAGGCTTCACCGGGGGCTACTCGCAGGAGACCCTGCAGAAGCTCGCCATGAAGGCCAAGGAACACTCGGTCAATCTGGTCCAGACCGAGCCGAACTTCGGTGATGGCATGTTCACGGAACTGTTCAAGCCCGTCCTCCTGAAGACCCACCAGTGCCGCCTTGAAGAGGCCGACCGGGTGAATGCCCAGAAGGAACGACGGATCATCGACACCCTCGAACCTGTCCTGAACCAGCACCGTCTGGTCGTGGATCACCGTCTGATCAAGCGCGACTACGACACTGCTCCTGATCCGTCCTACTCCCTGTTCTACCAGATGACCCGGATCACCAAGGACAAGGGCGCACTCAAACACGATGACCGTCTCGATGCTGTTGAAGGGGCTGTCCGCTACTGGCTCACCCAGTTGGCCCAAGACACCGAGCGAGCAGCCGAGCGACACCGCGAAGAAGCTCTCAAGAAGGAACTGGAGAGATTCATGGAGGGTATCCTCGGGTCATCGAAGAGGAAGGATGTCTGGATGGAGATCGTGAACTAGGACCGCGTAGGAGGCCCGTAGAGACGTTTTCAGAGGCTCGGGTAGGCTACCCTACCTAATGACCTCCTGAGAGGCTCTACGGGCTTCCTAGAGGCTCCCAGACACACTGACAGTACGGACAACCTCCTTGTCCAGACACAAATTCGATTACCACACAGTTTCGGGGGAAGGGGAAGAGAAGACTTCTGAAGACTTCAGATTAAGACTTCTCTTATGACTTCAGTGAAGTCTTCATGTATGTGTCCTATAAGGATGTACTTAATGAGTGATCTCAAGAGAACACCTAAGGTCAAACCAAGGAACCCTCTGGTTGGTCTTATGATGTCCAGAGGTGGTCACGGATCTCACTCCACCATCAAGAAACCATCAAGGCAGAGACTCAAGATGGACCTCAAGAGAGACCTCAGGAGCCTCTGAAGAGGGTCTGCCCTAGCTCACCCCTTGGCGAGGTCGAGAAAACGGACTGTAGAGGCTCTGGTGAGGTCGGAAGGTGGACTGGAGAGGGACTGAAGGTGGGGGTCAGGATATTTCTGGCGAAAATCTGAGGGGATTCCCCGCTATCGCCACGTCCGGGTTCCCCCCGGGTGGGGTGCCTCCGGCCCGTCGAGCGCACCACACAGGCCCACCACACCACAATCCACGCCACAAATCGAGCGCAAGTCTTTGATTTCCTTGGTTTTCCACTGGATTACTTATCCGCTGCAGCCCTATTGAGGCAAGATCAGGGCTTTTTTATTTCACAATGCGGGATGATGGCCTGTCGTTTCATATCGTGAAATTCGTTCGTTCATATTGGGTGATCTGTGGCGTTTTCACCCTACTACATCTAGTAGTTCCCACCAGATCCACGCTACTAAATCTAGTGTCCATCGCGCGTGCATCATGCGTCCATCCTCTGATGCCCGAATCCGGCCTATCGGCTCACCTCAAAATCCACTCACGAAACACTTGACACAGTGGATTGCTTGTGGCCTAATGGCGTCACTGCAGCAGCACTGCAGCAGCTCCTTAAAAACCCGGTCGATTCCCTCGTGTCTCTTCTGTGGGGCGTGTAAGCCAACCTTCGGCGCGGCAAGCACGAAAGACGTGGAACGCTCTTAGCCTATCGGCACAGCCAGTACAACCCACTAACGCAACACTTGACACGGTGGATAGATCGTGTATGATGGGAACCGTCGCAACAACGACAACGCTCCTTAACAAACTGGATTCGATAGGCTCTTAGGGTAGTTACCTCGGCATGGCAGTGATGCCACCCGAGAGAGTCGAGAGACTCACTCCAGTACCTTCGCGTAGTTCGCTACGCTCACAAGAGGGTACTGCATGGGATTCTTTTGCCCCTAACTATCCACTGGAGGAACTATCATGCAAGCGAAAGGCTACGTTATCTACGAAGGTCCGTCTCTTCTGGATGGTGCGCCCATTGTGGCAATCGTCACCCTGAAGTCGGCCAACGTGAAGACTGGTGACATGGCTCAGACGTGGATCCTCCGCGCTGAAGAGCATCCCATGGAAGCTCTGCAGTCCGGGCGTGATGCGTCGATCTGCGGTGACTGTAAGCATCGTCCGTCTCTCGGGGGTGCCTGCTACGTCAATGTGGGGCAAGCTCCGTCGCAAGTATGGAAGTCTTATCGCGCCGGTAAGTATCCACGTGTGGATGCTTTCACGGCTGCACAGTACCTTATCGGTCGTACCGTTCGCCTTGGTGCATACGGTGATCCTGCTGCAGTCCCTGCGACTGTCTGGCGGGATCTCGTGAGCATGGCGAAGGGCTGGACCGGTTACACCCACCAATGGCTTCTGAGGTCCGATCTGAAGGATCTCTGCATGGCCTCGGTGGATGACACCGAAGAGCATCAAGAGGCGAAGTCCGCAGGGTGGCGCACGTTCCGTGTCCGTACTGAGGATGAAACCTTGCTGAATCGTGAGATTGCCTGCCCGGCGTCTGACGAAGGTGGTCTCAAGACCACGTGTGAGAAGTGCAAGCTGTGCGCTGGTGCCTCTACGAAGGCTAAGGATGTGGCGATCATCGTCCATGGTGCCAAGGCCCGTAGGTTCATCGCGCTCAAAGCTGCGGCCTAATCTATCCACTGGTGGATCAATCGCAGCCTCTTCGTGAGAGGGGGCTGCAGTGGATCAACCAACCCTGAGGAGTTTCACCATGTCTGCATACATCTGCTCTGACCGTCACATTGCGAGCATCGCCATGTGGGCGGCGATGGAATCCGCCGGGAAGCTCAAGGACTGGCGGGACATGGCGCAAGAGATCGCTGATGCGCTCAAGCGCGAGAACATCAAGAGCGTGAATCACCGCTACAGCGAGCGCACGCGGTTCAAGAAGTGCGACCTATCGACCGCCGATGTGCTGCCGCCTGAAGACGTTGTGGCCCTGTGCGACTGCCTCGACTACCAGTCGTGCGAACACCATGATTACAAGCCCGGGATGCTGGCGGTGATCCGTGCGTCAGCCTTCCGTGCATCTGGTGGCCGTAAGTCCGACCTGTGGAGCATCTGATCATGGCACTGAAGCTGATCGAGACCGTGCAAAACACGACCGAAGGTCACAAGGCAAAGGTCTATTGGGATCGTGATTGGGAAGAGTACCGCGTCAGGTTCTATCGCTTTGGCGAGGACTACACCGGGATCATGCTGAACGCTCAGAACAGGATCACCGCCAAGTTTCAGGAGGTGACCTACAACCCGTACAAGCATGAGTGCTTCGTGATGAAGGGGATGTGGGAACCGATCTTCGACAGCCTCGAAGCCTACCTGACACCCGAGAAGAAGGTGTATGCCATTTACTGGTAAGTATCCACTTGCGCGATGTTTGCAGCCATGGAACAATACGAACTCGAACTGATGCTCTACGGATGGACCAAGCGATGAAACACATCCTCGAAGAAACCCTCGGCACTCTGGCCTTCGTGGGCCTGATCGTCACCCTGATCTTCCTCCCTGAGGTGGTCGATGCGATGTCCCAAGTGCCGTGAGCGTCTTGTCACGACCCGATCTAGTCACTTCTGCATCTATTGCAGGTACGTGAAGTTCCGGTAGGTCAATCGATGCCTCTTCGATACAGAGGGGGCATCCGTGGATCAACCCGGCTGAATAAGCCACAACCACACATGGAGAGAACCATGAGCAAGAAGACCCTGACCCTCGAACTGAACGCTGTGGAAGCTGCCACCGTGGTCACCGCGCTGTTCCGTCTGCACCAAGCCGCAGAGAAGCACGCGAAGGAGGCAAGCGAGAAGGGGGATGTGCGTACCGTGGTAGGAGCGTTGCAGGCGCACGTGATCACCATGGATCTGATTCAGCGCATCGAAGAGGACGTTGAAGCCCTGATGCAGGCTGAAGAGGAAGAAGAAGAAGCCACCGCAGGCTGATCAATCGATGCCCCTTGGATGACAGGGGGCATCCGTAGATCAACCACTGGAGAACACCATGCTGATGCGTCGGAGAACTCCGTATGACCGCTACAACGCGGGGCGCTACGGGGTGATGTATGGCCCGTCCAAGAGGCTCGAACGTGCCTCGGAGGAAGCCGAGATCATGCGCGAATGGAAAGCCTACGAAGAGTGGGCGAAAGAACGCGACAAGGAGGCCAAGCAATGCCAGTCGTGACCTACGAGCCTTCAATCGGCTCCGTGGATGACCTCCTGACCGCATGGGATAGGGCGAAAGCCCTGTCTCGTGGGATGGACAAGGATGTGTGCATCTGGGTGCAGTTCAACCCGATCCGCTACACCGTCCGAGGGAGGGGGATTCCCGGACCTGAAGGCGCAACCCTGCTGACCACTGTTGAACCCACGGAGGAAACCGTATGAACCCTATCCTGAAGCAGCCCTTCGCCGGTTGGATGCACCCGGATCTCGCCAAGGTGCAGCCGGGGATCTTCCTGCTGTCGAACTACATGGACGAGATGCGATGGAACATCACCGACGAGTACGACGATGACGAGTGGGCAGCAGTCGAGTTCATCGAGGGACTGCCTCGGTACGCCAATGGGCTGGCCTGCTCGGTCCCGCTGCTGCACCCTGATGTGTGCGACCTGATCATCGAGGAGATCAACCGCTCGGGCCTCGAATGGGTGCCGAACGATGACGAGGACGAGGACTACCAGATCCCCGAGATCATCCTCAAGCACCGCATGATCGAGCTTCACGAGTCCCTGCAGAAGTTCGCTGACTCGACCCTGTTCCGCATCATGAAGCTGCTGTGGGGCAGGAAGCCGACCAACGTGCGCTCGATCCAGCTTGCCAAGTACACACCCGAGGGAACCCGGATGAGTGGCTGGCACCATGACGAGGACAGTAACATGACGGCAGTCGTCAACCTCGCGCCTGAGCTTTACACCGGAGGAGGGACTGACGTTCGCACTGGACTGCTGACCTACGAACACGTGCCGCCTGTCCCGAAGGGTCACGCCCTGATCTTCAACGGACACCAGACGCTGCACCGTGGGGCACCGGTCGAGACTGGCGAGCGCAACATCCTTGTCTTCTGGACCACCACGTTCTGACCAACGACAACCAAGGAGAGAAACATGAGCTACTACAACACCCTTCCTGCTGACGTTCGCGCTGCCAAGCTGGCCGAGATCGAGGCTCGCCGGATCCACCTCGAGACTCCCGAGCGTATGACCATGCGAAACGTCCTGAAGCTGGCCGGAGGGAAGATCGTCGGCGTGACCTTCCGCAAGATCGATGGGTCGATGCGCTCGATGACCTGCCGGGTGACTGGCGATGACGCCACCAAGAAGTACATGACCGTGTTCGACATGCGCAAGCGTGGGTATCGCCGGGTCAATCTCGATTCGATCTACTCGATTCGGATGAACGGCATCGAGATGAAGGTGATGTGATGGACCCGATGAAGGTCGAGAGGTTTGTTCTCTGGCTCGTGATAATTTTCACGGTGGTGATGATGCTCACCACTTGATTGTAACAACCTTCTGTCATATACTATCCAGTCTCGCATCTGATGCGTCACTAGATAAGGATGCGAGACTGATTATATAAAAGACACTTATACTTTCTGCAGGATTTAGTCGAATCATGTTCTTCAAGGTAGCCCAGTACGAGGTATTCATCGAGACCGAACGCATCGTGAAGGTGCAAAAGATGCTTGACTGGATTGTTGACACCGATACAATCGAAGTGTGGGCCTTGGGGTTGCACGTCGTAATTTCAAGAGTCCCGTAGGAGAAAAAGATGAAGTCGTTGTGGAAGTTCGCGCAGTGCCTCGAAGAGATGCGCAAGTTAGACCCTGAGATTCAAGCCCAGACCATCTCGTGCTTCCTGATGGTGGTGATCCACCCGGGCATCACCATGAAGGACATCGGGGAGAGAGTAGGCATCTCGCAGGCTTCCACCTCGCGCAACATCGCTGCACTGTCGAAGGTGCACCGCTTGAATCGCCCCGGTCACGACCTCGTGGTTGCCACTGAGGATCCGGTGGAGCGCCGCCGCAAGGTCGTGAACCTCACCGACAAGGGCAAGCGAGTTGCCGCGACCTTACGGGTTCTGATGGAAGCAGCCTGAGTCTGGTGCGCCGGGGGGGACTCGAACCCCCACGCCTCGGGCACGGGCTTCTAAGACCCGCGTGTCTACCAGTTCCACCACCAGCGCATGAACAGGAGAG